GTGTTTTTACCAATAACGTCATCTCTAGTCCATCTCGTACCAATGTCTATTTCAGCACAACCTGACTCTTTACGTGATAGGTGAGTCGCCTCATACCAATTATGCACCTTATCTCTAATAGTTTCGCTCATTGCGTCCTCCATTGATCGGAATAAGTCATCGGTGATAGCAACTTTTGAAGCTCCAAAACCAATAATCGTACCTCCAACGCCCTGACCGAAGTAACCGACGTTTTTAGATTGGTTAGTATTCCAACCATCAACAGCTGTCTTGTCATCACTTAGTTTAACCTCAGGAAACACCGCTTGAAAACGCTCGGACTTAAATACCTCCCTTGTGTCGTATGATAGCTTTCTCGATAGTGTAGCCGTACAAGTGTTACGCATGACTGATTCAGTTGGGTATTTACCAAGCATCCAAGCGCAAAACATTGTTGTAATGTATGATTTCCCTGCTCGTGGTGGAAGTGATACGGCTAAGGTTTTTATTTCTCCATCTGCTATACGTTGAAATGATTGAGCAATAGGTTTTAGAAATGGTCTTGACTGCATAAAATCATAATCATAGAAATAACAAAAAAGGACAAAATTATCTCTTGCCCCTTGTATTAATAACGGTTCTATGTTATCATAATTTGTCAATCAATTTATCTATTTGGTCAGGTGAAAGATTATTTTTAGACTGTTCAAACTTACCTCCTTTATTAGTATGGTCAACATAAGATTGATTTAACTTCTGATGCTCATCTGGTGTAGCAATCAAACGATATAGTGCTAATAGTTCACTTGCTTTGTTTGACTTCCATAGCTTGGCTCTAATGGATGATTTTGTTTTTACCTTATTATCGTCTAAAAAACTCTTAAGGGTGTCCAATTCGTCCGAACCATCAGGAAAAAAAGCATAAAATCTACTTCTACTACATGGTAAAAAAGCAGGTATATCTTCAACAAAAAAAAGGTTGTTTTTCTTTATTGCTTCTTCTGCTTGTTGGTATATTTTATTTCTGTCGTATGCCATTATATTTTTATTTTAATTCAAAAGATGCTGTTATTCTATTCTTTGAAGTAGTGCCTTCTAATACTCCTTTTTTTGCTTCTGATACTCTTCCGTATCTTATGCAATTCCATTTATTTGATTTCTTCAAATTAAATATCAAACTTGGTGCTGAAGTCATAATAATATAACGTTGCTTTTGCTCTTTATAAATTTTACCAATTTCATTTAAAAATTTAATACCAAATCCTGCTCCTTGATAATCAGGTAAAATAACCAATCTATGTACTTTTTTAATATTTTTTGCTTTTGGGTGTGGAAAATGCAATACACTTAAAAAACCAGCTATTTCATCATTTATTATTGCTATAAATACATTTGCAGCATTATTGTGAGTATGACTTAAATAGTGGTGCTTAGCAAACATTTTCCAAATTGACTTATCTGTTGTTTTGAATATTTCAAATTTAATTTCTGGTCTATTTTTTTTTTGCCCTTCAAAAGATTGAAAGGTCATTGTATCTGTATTAAAAACCCAATCAGGTAATAACCAATCTTCAACATCGTGATGACAAGTTACTGCAATAAATTTTTTATCTGTTTTTCTAATCGCTTTTTGCATTGCAAAAGAACCAATTTGTGCTACGTTTCTATCTACAACAGAAGTAAACTCATCAAATACAAAAAACTTTTGTTCATCTAATATAGCACGTGCCAAATCAACACGCATTTTCTGACCATTAGATAAAACTGAATAAGGTTTTAACCAACTCGGCGGACTTGAAAAACCAACTGAATTAAAAGCATTTGTAATTTGTTCTAAACTACATTCTTTTGGCATATCATCTAAAATAGTTTCTGCTTTATATTCAAAATTTGTAATATAAGCATCTTCAAATAATTGTTTCGCTATTGTGGTTTTCCCTGTTCCACTTTTACCAACAATTAACCCTACTTGCCAATTATCATTTATATCAATATTTCCTTGAAAATGTTCAATGATATGTTCTGATTGTAAATCAAATTTACCAATTACTGATGCAACTCTAAATGTTTGCTTTGGTTTTACTTCTTTTATAATGTCAAAAGTCGGCATTCGTGTCCTTGTTCTATTAATTTATTATAAGTATTTTCTTGATGCTCTTCATCTTTGCAAATAACTTCAATTCTATATAAACTCTCAATTGTAGAAGATAAATCTACCTGCTCTTTTTCTTCATTTTCTTTTTCTCCCCAATCCGCTGGCATATCCAAACCCCACTCACTCAACTCATCCGCATCCCATTCAGTCGCTAGTATTTCCCAATCATGCTCACCAAAACCAACGTTATCTTTTATAATAAATTGCCTTTGCTCATCCTCTGTTAAGTCCTCTGCACGTTTTACCCATTCATCAGGCACTTCTTTATAACCTAATTCTTTGAGTGCTTTTAAACGCATATTACCACCTAAAACAATGTTATCGGAATTAATAACCATAGGTCTTAACTCCATCATTTTAGGGAAGTCTTTAATTGACTTTACCAGTTTATCAAACTTTTCATCCTTGATTATCCGAGGGTTGTTTGGGTTTGGTTTTATTTCGCTTAACTTCATTTTGCTTTCTATATAAACAGCCATATAAGCCATATAATTAAACTTACTATAATCACCCTAGCAAGTGAGTTGTAAACGTCTGTATACGTCCTTATACGCTCGTCTTTATTTAATTCAGCCCAATCTTTGAAACCGAACTGAAAATACAAAGTAGGTGCTTTAATAACCCTATCTGCTGTATAGATAGTATACAGTGCGATTAAGATAACAAACCCTAATAGTGCTTTTAAAAATGTTTTTACGTGTTTCATAACTTCAAATATACAAATTATTTAATAGAATTAAGAAAATCATTAATTTCTTTATCCGTTGCATTTTGCACCCAGTCAATAGCTAATGGGTCTGGAGCTGTAATATCAGGATTATTATACATTTTTTTATGTATTACTTCTGGTAGCGGATAGATTAAGCATGGAGGGTAACCCACAGCATTTAACCCTGTTATAACAGTTGTTTCTTTCCCTTCTTTTCTCCATTTTTGAATAACATCACTTGTTATTGATGAGTAATATACAAAGTTCTTACTTTGTGAATTTGGCTGTGATTCCCAACCGTTTTCTTTTAACATCTTATCTATTTTTATTTCCATAACTCCTATTTTAAATAATCTCGATAAGTAATATCGTTCCGTTCCTTCCAACGATCGTACATCTCTTCACGCTCAATATCGTTCTGAATAAGGCTATCCACTTTATTAAGATAGTGCGATTCTATACGGTTAAGTATGTCTCTATTTTGTTCATTCTGTCTAGCGCATACGATTGTCATAGCGAATACTGACATAAATCCTATTGCTATGTATAAGTCTTTATTTAATTGTTTCATTGTTTTGTTTTTAATGTTAATTCTTTTCCTGTTAGTGCAAAGTATAGGTTTTGTAGTTGGTGGACGTATTTTATTTTACGCATAAAACAAGTATTTATATCAATATCCATTTCATTATCTGTAATGTAAGCCACACCATAGTTATTCATAACATGAATATCAATTGATGTTTTAATCTCTGGTCTTTCATCTGTGCTAATGTCTATAAAAAAAGTTTCATGGTGCTTATGATTATCACTAACAAACCCCAAATTAACCAACCATTCTTCTGTTAGTGGGATGGGTTGTATCAATTTTAGTGGTACTTTCTTTTCTGTAACCGTTTCTCTTTTTGAGTAACCTACATGGTTTTCATCTATTGATTTAATTACTGATTGCGCTCCTCTGGATAACACAATATTGTTTATTCTTAATTCGTTTGTTTTCATCACTTTAATTCTTTTGGTGTTTCAATTATTTCTCTTTTAAAAGTTAACGATTCCACATCATACCCTAATTTCTTTAAAAGTTCATTTAATAAATCTTCTTTTGTGTTTTGGCAAATAAATTTAACTTCTCCAAAAGTAACTTCTAAATGTTGCGTTTCATATTCGTGGTCGGGAAACTGAGTTACTTCTTTTAGTTCTACTGTCATCACTTTATTTTTTCAGGGTTAATATTTTCGTTTACAAATGCTTTTAAAGCTTCAATATCCTGCATATCTCTTGCCTCAAATAGCCTATTAATTAGCGTTACAAATGGGTTTTCTTTTTTCCTTGGTCGCATCGGTTTAGGACATAGTTCTAACTCTAACTGCAGATAGTAAGTGCATTCAGCATATAAAGGATCTTTGATATCTAACAAGTTCTGAGCCTGTTCTAATGCGTGTATAACTGTTGCATGACCTCTATTGATGAACTTACCAATAGTTGCTAATGGATAGCCTAATGACCTTGCGTAGTAACAGAACGCAAACCTTTGATATACTAATTCTCTTTGCCTATCTTTGAAATGCAAACCGTACTTATCAACTATATTCTCTAAGTATTCTTTTGTATTCATAATTCTGTTTTAAAGTTTTAAATGGTATTAATCCATGAGTTGTGTGTAATGTTAAAATACATCAGGATACTTTTCTTTCTCTTTGTTTAACCACTCAATTACTGTATTAAAATTAGATTTACTAAGGTTTTTGCCACTAAAGTCAGAGCATTCAAATTTTATGTAACTACCATCTTTTGACAAAACACTACACACAACAACAGGTATAGTTAATGCCTTGTCTGTACTTAATTCATTGTTTTGTGTTTCTTCACTCATTTTATTTGTTTTTGAAAGTTAGTGTATGTTTATACGGCACTACACATAGCCGTGATACGTTAACAAAGGGAGAGGTCGCCCCCTCCCGTTTGGTTAAAATGGCAAGCCGTCCTTTGTTTCTTTCGTTGGTGCTTGTGGTGCTTGCTCAAGTGTTGGTGCTTGCGTCGTACTACCAACCAATTCCCACTTCCAACACTCAATCGAGTTAAAACACTTCTCAACTCCGTCGTTACCCGTCCATGTGCGTCCTCTTAAGTTTATCTCGAGCTCAGCCTCTTGACCTTCTTTAAGATTAAACTTATCAGCATTGTCTTGATTCAACTGAATATTTAGCGTCTGTGGATAGTTAGATTCTCTATCAGTCTCCACCCATATTTCACGTTTTTTAAACTTATCGGATACTACTACTACTTCTCCGACTTTCTTAATTAATCCTGTTACTTTCATTTTGTTTTGTTTTTATTTGTTAATATGTTAATTTAATATACGCTGAACTTGGCTTTAATGGGCACTTTGGAACTTCAACGCCTTCACTATCGTAGATGTTTTCTTTTGACTTATGTGCTACCTTCAGAAGCTCCTCACGTTCTTTGAGTTGGTTTTTTAAATCATTCCAAACTTCATCAGTTGAATAGTCAAGAACATTACGCCCTTCTACCTTTGTGAACTTAACGCCATGACACTCAAGCTCTTTATCTTTCATTGCATCAGTTAACGTGTCTTTGAATATTTTTTGAACGTTATCAATGTATTCTTTTATTCGTTGAATAGAAGCGTATCTTTTATGAAGTGATTCACTACCTTTTTCATCATCTGCTACTTGCTCCGCCCAATTCCTTGCATTTGCAATGATTTCTTTTTTTGATCCGATTAACTGAACATCTCCAGATAACATTTCTTGTTGACGTGCTACCCATTGAGCTTCGTTCATCTCTTGGTACATTTCTTCTTGTTTCATAACTCTATTTTTTAATTGATTTTACTGCTTGTTCTACTTCCTGTAATGCTTTCTTTTCAGCATCTGTAACCGTCCTAACTTTTAGGATGTCAGCTACCGTTGTCTTTCCTTCCTCTATTGCTTTGACTGCTTTATTGTAGTCAAGTTTAGGAAGTGCTTTCTTTGGTGGTGGTTGTGGTGTGTTGGTCTGCTCCCCTCCTGCATCAGTATCTTTATCTGTCACTAAACCTAACATCGAACTAAGTGCATAGCGTCTAATATAAGTTATTGCGCTACCCAAGACTTGGTATTGATTCATACCTTTAAGGTTAACATCCTGAGGAATATCTGTAATACTTTCAATACGTCCTTCACTTTCTGTGTGAAATAGGATAGTCTTAATACTTTGGCCTTCTATTAACTGTGTAAATCCTAAACTATGTTTTTTTAATAGTGGATTAATTACTTCAAAGATTGTAGGCAAGTCAGCATAGCTATACCCGTATCCTTTTGTTCCTTTGTGGATAGTTGGTACTTCTTGTTGAAATGATGCAAGCGCACCCCATACTGTTTTTACTTTTTTTTCACTCATAACTTATCTATTTTTATTTATTTACAATTGTTCTCTAATTTCGTCCTCAATAATCTGCACCGTCTCAATGAACTCACTCAAATCCACATCGTCTACCTCTGCTATGTCAGCTGTGTAGACTGTTAGGATAACTTCTCCACCGGTCCAAAAGGGTGCAGGTAAGTTAACCCATACGTGTTTGATTGTGATTTCGGTATGATTAGGAATACCTACTTCCTCTTCTCCCATTACTCGGTTCGTCTCATACTCTACGTGGTAAACTTGACCATCGTAGCACAATGTCGTTTCTTTACTCATAATTCTATTTTTTAATTGTTTATTTTTCCCATTGAATTGTTAAATCACAAGCTCCATACCTGTAAGTAATAACATCTAAAATGCGTGCGTGCATTTCTGTTTGAGTTTCTTTTTCGGTCATTGTGTAAAACATACCTACACTTTTTCCGTTTACTTTTACTAATGCTTTCATAATTTCTATTTTTTTATATTCGATTACAAATATAATAGTTATTCACATATATACAAACTTATTTACGTTTTTTTTATAAGTTTTCTGTAATATTTAATATTTTCTTTGATTTCATCGGTGTTAAGTTTTAGCGGAGGGTGGTCGTTTCGCTCCAATTCAATGACTTCATTCTCTCCTATACGTTTAATTAAACCTTTTCGATATTCAATAAGGTTGCCTCCCCAGTAACTATTACATTTACGACATTGCTTATGTACGTTTTTTTCGTTAAACCTAAGTTCTGGATGCGCTCCAACGCTTCTGTAATGCCCTGCATCATATTGAACCTTTGCTTGTGTTCCACAACTAATACAAGGTAATCCCTTATCTCTTTTTCTTATGTATGCGTTAAAAACCTTTTGAAGTAAATTAAGATGCTCTGAGCGTGTCATTAATTTTTCTTTACGTTCCTTTTTTTCTTTTTTCCACGCTTTTTGTTTTTGAAGTTTAGCATATTCGTGAGAACATTTGTAACCGCAAACCATTTGAAGCGGTCGCATAGGTGTAAACTTCTCTTTACAAATTTTACATTTCTTTTGTCTCATTTATTTATTGTATTCATTTCGCTTTTAAGATACGAAATATTTGTTCTTATTGCATCGACTATGCGATACCCTGCATCCATTATACGTCTTAACTGATACATCTGTGGATAGCTTACATGAGCTTCATTAACTGCTCGTGCTACGCTGTTACCTTCCTGGACTAACTCGAATACTTTACTTTCAAATGCATCGTGTATTTCAGAACGCACCGTTTCCAAGTAGTAAAGTAACCCTGTTATTTTCTGTTGAAGGTACAGCAAGTCAGCTCCATTAGTTCTATCACAGTTGTAGTATCTGTTGACGTAATCGTTTAGTTTGTCAATTTCTTTCATGTCTCGCCATTATTTATTTCTCTAATTATTTCATCCCATTGCACCGATTCAGGAAAAGGATCTGCTTCACTCATAAAGTACGCGTACTGCAAAAATAGATCTTTACCCTCCACTTCTCCATATTGCTCCAGATAGTAGTTGTATATGTTGTATGGGTTATTCATTCTGCTAAATCATTTACAATGTATTCCAAACTCATTTCACACATATTACAATAAATCCAACTATTTTCATATCTATGATTGTTTTTAAAATACATTATTTGTTGTCTAAAATACTGAACAGCCCCATCAATTCCCAATTCTATTAATTTCATTTTTGCGAAGTCTTTAAAATGGAGCGTCTTCTCCTTGCCCTTGTTCTGCAAATTCTTCATTTGGTTCTAATTTTTGTTGTTCGTAAATTTCTTCTTCTTTGAAATCTATTGGTTCAATTTCTGACTGTGTTAAATCAAACATATAAGGCTTACACCCATCTACATAATATCTCGCAGTAGGTATATGATACCTGAATTTTAAAGCTCCACCAATTTCTCCCTGAAAACTAAACTTAGTTTTTAGATTATAAAAGTCTGTGCTTCCTTCTTCATCATTGTCGCCTGCGAAATGTCGGTAAACTGCAAACCCGTTGTGAGTTTGGTTTCTAAAGTCAGCACTACCTGAAACATCATAAAGTTTAGGAACTTCGTAAGTCAGTGTTTTTTCATTCTTTTTCATCTTTGTAGGGTGGGCAACCAAAAACAACTGCACCCCATGTTGCTGACAAAAGGCAGTCAATTTAGTTAGCGTTGTATCTATTCCTTCTTTACCGCTCAAACCCTTTGGCATCTGTACTTTGTTCCAAGCATCCACCACAAAAACATTTATTCCAAAAGTAAATACTTGTTCTTTAAATTTTTCTATTATCCAATCCCAATCCACTACTTCACCAGCTCCACCACTTGTAAGATAAAGACGTTCATTTGACCATTTACCAAACCTTTCTATGTCCTCCCTTGTAACTTTTTCAACTCCTTGCACCGTTCCGAAAAATGGTTTTCCGACTGCTTTCTGAATAAAGTTAGTCATGTGTAATTCCATTGGGTTGTGCTCAGGACTAAATACACTCACTTTTAAATCATGTTCATCAATCAAATTAAGCAAATACCATTCTAAAAAGTTACTTTTACCATGCGAAGGAATACCTGTAACAACTGTAAGTTGTCCTGACATCGTGCTAAATATCTTTTCTATCCCTGCAAAGCATGGTTTTTTTAAACCCATTGTTTTTGGTATGCCTTTGTCGTAAAGATCGTAAACTCCACCACTAAGATTTTCAAAGTTAAAAGTACCATCTACTGGAAACGATTGAACGTTTTTTAAACTGTTGTGTATTTCTCCACTCAGTAAGTCATCGTTTGCATCTTTGCCATTCCATTCAATATACTTGCATCGGTACTTGCCTAATCGGTGCGCTATGCGTTCACGAATCTGCAAACCTTTCTCATCATTATCAACCGCTATAATAAACTCATTTACGCTTTCCAAATACTCTTTTGAATTACTCCAGTAGTCATCGTTATCATTAGCCCCACTTGGAAGAGAAATACAGTTTTTAACGCCTGCTTCATACATTGCTAGTACGTCAAATTCGCCTTCAACTATGTAAACTTTATCACTTCCAACGATTGAATTTATGTTGTAAAAAATAGGCTTTCCTCCTTTTGACTGCGTAAAATTCTTCTTACCGTCTCGGTATTTCTTATTGACTACCTGACCACCTTCAAAGTAATTAAAAACAATACAATTCTGTTCTTTGGCTACTTGTGGTATGTATTGCTTTACCTCACCAACGACTAAAGTAATAAATATTAATTGCTTAATTCGTCGGTTAT